TCGACGTTCATGCCAGTAATGCGGATCCAAATTTTACCTGCTGTATAAGCGGCGTTTGTTGCAGCACCTTGAACAAGATACACAAACTTCTTACTAAGAGCAGCCATAGTAGCCGCCGAATCAACAGCGTTATAATAACCTAAAGTAAGATCACCGTTGTTCATCATCTGAGTACCAGAAGCAACAGCAGCACCAGAAGCAGTGGTTCCTGTAGCAGAAATATCTACGTTAATGTCTGGATCACCACCAGTTGGTACTTCTACGCAACCAAACTCAAGAAGAATAGGGATGCCGTTAACTTCTTTAGTCAACTCTGCAATGTAAGCGTTTGCATCCGTTGCATTACCAATAATTCTGTCACCCGTTGCAGAACCATCAAAGCCACCATGAAGGTCGATAAGAATGGAGGTTACAATAGTGCCGCCAACCTTATTTACAAAAGTGTTGATGGCGGCATCTGGAATTCCAGAGCCATGAGCATTAGGAGTAATGCCGAAAATAGTAGCACCAGTACCCAAACTAGCGTTATTAACTCCTACAGCAGTGGCTGTTCCTGAAAAACCGTTTGTATCAACAACATTGTCTGTGCCAGAAGTTGGAACCGTTTGAAGTTCAAACTGCTTCTGAGTTACAGTTCCAGTAGTACTATTTGTTGTAATTTGTTGAAAACCGTTTTGTGAACGGACGGGACCGCTAAAGGTTGTATTAGCCATTTTACTTTCTCCTTACGAAAGAATTACCCTAGAGTCTTCGTAAGCGTCTGCTGGGACAGTCGCTAGGGCTATGATTCCCAGAAATAAGTTGGGGGAGAGTCTCCCCTCCCCCTTAGTCTTATGCGCCTTTAGATCCATACACGCAACGAGGATCAGAGTAACCGTAGCTATAACGCTCACGGGCTTTGAACCGTACATTACCTGTATCAAAGTCGCCCTCCATCTTTGTAGACATTGGCATACGCTCAAAGTGAACGAAGCCACGAGGAGCATCCGTCTTAATGAAGAATGCGTCAGTGTCTGTAAGATAGTGGTTAACGGTGTATCCCTGCGGAAGCATACCCATGTTACGCATTGCGTTAACATCGTTATCCGCAGAACCTGGACGAAGAGTGGACTCAAGAAGACGATCCGCCACAAACTGAAGTGCGGGAGGAACAATCAACTTCTGACCACGAACCGAAACTTTAAGTCCACGCTCATCGACAAAAGCTGCAATGTCAATAAGAGCATTCTCAAGGCTGGTCTCGTTCAAATCAGCATCTGTGCTGGGTTCGTTACTAAGAGAACCGTTATTCACAAGAGGATGGTCTGTAGCACAAAGCTCCTTACCATCACCACCTGCAAAAGTGCTATCAAAAGCGTTGTTCAACGTAGCTGCGCTTTTCACCTGCTTGGTGTTAGCCATACTACGAGCCAAAGCTTTTGTGTAGCGAGAAGCAAGACGGTCATAAAGATTATCTTCAATCGCTTCTTCCGTAATGGAGAAAGCAAGTGCAATAGTCTCATGTGTGTATCTTGCAGTGTACGCTTCTTGTGCATCATCAAAAGATACAGCGGAACCTTCACCCTTAACAGGTGCCGATCCAAAACCAGAAAGCATCACTTCTTCTTCAAAGGCTCTTTCTGAGGATTCTGTATCATAAATCTCAGATGACTCATCGTCATACCTAGCATACTCAAGGCCAAAAAGGGCGTTAAGACCAGGCTCTAGCTCTTTCGCTAGTTGGGCTCTACTAATAGCCATTTTTCATTCCTCCTATACGCCAGTAGTTGAAGGTGTACCCGCAGCAATGGACCCAACGGGTGCATTAAACGGGTTGTTCAACCTGACAATTGCGCCAATACCAGCAGCAGTAAAATCTTCGTTAGAATAATCTTCCAGCCAACCCATTAAACGTAGTGATAGGGTGTCGGTGGTGGCAAGAGTACTGACAGCCAAACGTCCTAGTGAAACACCAGTAGCATCAGTACCTGTTATACCTGTAGAAAGACTTGCGTTCAAAAACACGCTTGCACGAGCGTTTGCTTTGCTAGTCAAAGATGCATCGGTTGCAATAACGAACAACTGATTAGGGTCATCTACAATAAAAGCCTTCACTGGATGGTTGGAATCCGCGCCCGATCCAGGCCAGTGATTGCTAAAGGTTGGTCTTCCAGTGACACTAGAGACAAACTCACATCCTTGAAATACGCCCAGATGACTAACGGTTCCACCCGCTGCATTTGCAGTGTGGTCAATAAATCCCGAAGCTAGTGGGATGACAAGTTGACCGTGGTAGATACTGTCAGTGTTACCGTTTGCAATTTCATAGAAAGAGTAGCCCGATAGACCAGTGGAATTGGCTCCTCCACCCAACTTATTGAGCGGACGGAGGCCAAAGCTTCCGTTACTATTAGCCATTTATTTTCTCCTAGTCCTCATTTTGAGGACCTCCAAAAGTTACACGAGATTGCCTATCAGGATTATTGATAGGCATTGCCGGGTGTTGTTCACGAGCTAAATCGTTATCAACAGCGGCCATTTGATTGAGAGTCATGTTGCGAAAGTGAGCATCACGTTCTTCAACAATCTCCAGAGGAATTCTTGCAAGCAATAATCCACCTACGCCTATAACACCAGCATGTTTACCATCTTCAACAGTAGGGGCCTCAAAGTCAGGATATTCATCACCACGTACCAGTTCCCATCCCTCTCGAGATCGTGCTGCTACGTTTTTACGGTCATCAAAACCCATTACTTCAGACCTGATCCATCGATGCTTGTAACCATCTGGAGCGGGTGGTGCGTCCAACATGGACGGGGGCTTCCAAGGTCCTTTGCGTACTTGCCTTGCACGGGTTTGGTTGGCTCTCGGCGTTCTCGTAGACTTTTGGCGAGTTGTGTTCTCATTAGTCATGATTAGTCCCTCACATATTTGGCGTATTCTTCAAGCGGTACATTTAACCTCTTTGCAATAGCAACTTGAGAAGGCGTTAATCGCACAGTTTTTCGTCCACTTCTATTGCGGGATGCGGAAGCTTCGGCTGACGCAACCTTACGGCTTCCCCCGGTACTTTTAGACCTAACGTCAAATTTATGTGGAAATTCGAGTTTTAGTCTGCTGTCAAGTTCAGCATAGTAGTCATCAGACTGAGGGTCAAACCCCTCTTCTTCAACAAGTCTCCTGTGAATACCAAAAGCACCATATGTCATAACTTCGTCTTGTCCAAACCAGTTATTAGTTTTTGCCCAAGCTTCTGCCTTTGGATCTGGTGGTGCGGGAGCAGGAGCAGGAGCAGGAGAAACAGCAGCAGCGGGAGCAGATTGAACTACTTCAGCTTCTTCAGGTTTTTCGGCCTTAATAGACCTTAAAGTTCCCTTTTCAACACTAAGGTTCGCCAAGGCTTCTTGAGCATCAACTATTTTATCGACATCCCCTACTTCATGAGCTTGCCTTAAAACATCTTTTGCTGAAGTGATCTGGTTTGTAACTCTGGATTCAAACTGTTCTTGATAACCCTTATCCAGAGAATCTATACGCTTTTTAAGATTTTCATTTTCCTTACGTACATTCTCAGCATACTCTACGGCAGATTGTTTCTGCCGTTCTTCCTCACGAAATCTCTTGGTTAGATTATTTATCCGGCCTTTTACACCAGAACTATATTCCTCAAGCTCATCATCAGAAGATTTTTCATCAGACACTTCAATATTTTCGTCTTTTGAATCTTCTGAAAGATCTACATCTACTGCTTCTTCTTCAGTATCTCCAATATCAATCTTAGTTTCTTCCGGCATGGTCTACCTCCATGATTAAATTCTTCTTTCTATATATGCTTGACATCATCTGGCTCCAAAAGTGTAGCAATAACCTCATCATCGTTAATGATGCGTACTTCTCCACCTTCAATTTTAAATCGAGCTCCGGCGTAACGGCCAATGCAAACCCAATCACCTTCAGAACACCAAGGTTGCCCATTTGGGCCAAATTTAGCGGTGTCTTGATATGCAAGAGGTCCAATCCTCAATACATACGCAACCACAGTAGCGAGTGCTTCCCTATCACGAATAGAATCAGGAATGTGTACTCCACCCTCCGTAGTAGCTTTGCCCATATAAGGCATAACAAGAAGTCTCCAGCCAGTAGGCTGGGGCAATCTTTCTTTAAGTTTTTTGGAAACCAAAGATGGATCTAGGACTTTTTCATTCTTGTTTACGTAAGGTGTGTTTAGTACTTTCTCTTTCTTCTTTTTTTGCGAATCCAGAATATGATCTGGAACGAGTAATGTTTTAGTCATTCTTCCTCCGTGGATTGCAGGAGATCTGTAATCTCCCGTTCTGCGAACTCTAATCCTCTTAGTTCTCCCGTCAACTGCCTAAAAGACTCCATGTCTTTAGGAGTGCCGTGAAGGATAGCGTCCTGGGTTAATTCTATGCGACCTCTTATAGCCTTTAATAAAGAATAAGCAAAGGTCGTTGGGTCAGCCATTAAAAAGACCCCTTAAAGTTCTTGCCCGCAATAGCTCCGCCCTTGGAATACTTAATAGGACCACGATCTTCCTCCGTCATACCACCTTGCATGTAGCCGAGTTCGTCTACAGATCCGCCCATTTCAAACTTTTGAACACCTAATTGCTTTCTAGCTTTTTCTGATTGCTCTGGAGTGGATTTATTAATAACAATCATGGATTGTTCAACATCATAAGGACTTTCTTCTTCTTTAGAAGTAGTTATCCCCATAGCCTCAATGACGGCAGCATCAGAAACTTTTTCTTTAGACTCAGCCATCAGAAAGTTCCTTCTCCACCGTTGTCATTGTAAGTAAAACCCTTGACTTGAGCAGGAGGGGTTCCCTGAACACGAGCCATGCCGCCATCAGCCATGCCCATAACTTTGTCTACAGAAACACCTTCCATTTTAGCAACAGCTCCTGGGTTTTTCTCTCGAAGAGCCCTTTGGCCTTCATTTAAGCCACCCATTGCCATTTCCATATCATTCATCGTGTTTGCTTTTTTCATAAGATTCCTCGCTTTCCTCTTAGGAATATCCATTTGTTCAGACATCTGATTCATCATTTCTCTTTTAGCCATTAGAAAATCCTCACTTCCTTAATAACACCACCATGACCACGTTTAACAGCTTTAACTCTTCTGGGCTTGCCAGCAGGTTGCCCTAAACGCT